TGGAAGACAAGTTGTGGGGTGAGATTCGGCGAGAAGCAAAGACCAATATCACTTTACAACGTGCCCTTGACCGTGCTATAATGATATATCGTTTAAGTAAGGACAAACCAGAATGACTATAAAAGTAGCGTATTTTCAACCTATAGTGATGGCCATGGACCAAGTGCCACCTGTTGAGTTCAGTAAAATTTTTAGTCTGACCGAACAACTACACAGTCATCCAGAACTAAACGATGTGAACAATCCGCTGATCAGTATTTGCGGAGGTCAACATATACCTGTATATCCTAATCAACTGAACTTGGATGTTGCATGGTTAATCAAGTGGATCGAAAGTATTTGCCACGGTTATATGGAAATTGTTTCTTCGCAAAGCGGCACAGACGATTTAAAATTATGTAAACCCATAGTCACAGGAATATGGACTATTCGACAAGAGCAAGGCGACTATCAGGAATTACACAGTCATCCTGGCGGCAATATCAGCGGCAATGTGTACATAACTGCGCCAGACTTTGCCGAAGACGGAAATCCCACAGACGGCGTTATAACTTTTAAATTGCCCCAGACCAGAGACATCAGCAAGTTTGTGATGAGCGATACATGGAAGTATAAACCTATCCCTGGCACAGTATTGGTATTCCCTAGTCACTTAACTCATACAGTATATCCGTGGCGTGGTCAAGGCAAACGAACTGTATTATCATTCGATGCTAAGTTGGTGCCAAAAGATGAGTGATAAATTAACTATCAAAGATGAAACAGCGGCCATTGACATGGGCGCCAGAGACCTCTGGGATAATTTCACAGAAGAACAACGAAAGCAGATTAGTCTTTATCTATTGCTTAGATATGCCAGCTCAATAAAAACCAGCGACAGAGAAGCGCAGGAGTTGGCAATCTTTAAAACTAACGAGTACTTTAATAAACATTACTTCAGTCTTAGTAAACATCCGAAATTACTATGGTATCTTGTTTGCATGACTGGCAACGATGAAAAGAAAATACACTTCCATGAATGGATTGGGTATAAAAAGAAAGAAGGTAACAGTAAAGTTATCAAAGTTCTCGAAACATTGTATCCGCATTTGAAAGACGACGAACTGGAACTTATGTCATCGATGACCACGGAAAAAGAAGTTAAACAACGTCTAAAAGACTTAGGTTGGGAAGACAAAGATATTAAAAAGGCATTATGAACTTAGATGTTTTTCAGAAACATAAAGGAATTAAAATAAAATTGTCCACTGTTGAAAAGCCATACATCTGTCAGTATTGCGGTAGTGCTTATGTAAAAGAGTCTACGCTTACAGTCCATATGTGCGAGCAAAAACGTAGACACTTGGCCAAAGACGACAAACATGTTTTAATGGGTTATCAAACCTATGTGAGATTTTTTCAACTAACACAAAAGGCCAAACACGTTAAGACCTATGAAGAGTTTGCAAAAAGTCCATACTATAATGCGTTTGTAAAGTTTGGCAGTTTCCTCAGTAATGTAAATCCTTTATACTTAGATAGGTATATTGACTTTGTTGTGACCAGCGGAGTTAAATTAGACCACTGGTGCCGAGAAGAATTGTACTACAAATATGTTCTCGACTTAATAAAGAAAGAGCCTGCTGAAGTAGCACTACAACGTAGCATAACCACAATGATGGATTGGGCCAACGAAAATGACAGCCAGTGGAATCATTACTTTAAGTATGTGAGTGTGAATAGAGCAGTTTATGCAATCAAGGACGGAAAGATTAGTCCATGGTTAGTTTTAAACTGTGACAGTGGAAGAACATTATTAAGCAAGTTCAATGACGAGCAATTAAACATTGTGTTCGAAGTGTTGGATCCAGAGTTTTGGGCAAGACGTTTCCGGACATATCCTGCAGACCGAGAACTTATAACAGAAGTAGTTAAAGAAGGTAAGTTATAATATGCCAGACATTGATATAGACTTTGCTGATAGAACTAAGGCTCTAGACAAACTAGAACATGTGGTCGCGGCCATCGAAGAGAATGGCACTTTTAAAAAGCACAACACTGGCATTTATTGTACTCCTATTCCGTACAACCCTGCTACTGGGTTGAGTACGATAGATTATAAAGAAGCAGAAGCAAGAGGATATTTTAAGATTGATTTCTTAAACGTTGGTATCTATGAAGGTGTACGGGACGAAGCACATCTTATTTCTTTAATGGAGACTGAACCGTTATGGGACTTATTAGAGCAAGACGATTTCAACAATTTATTGTTTCACGTCAACGGGTACGGTTCAATATTGAGAGAAATGCAACCTAGGAGTATCGAACAACTAGGAGCAGTGCTGGCAGTAATACGTCCTGCAAAACGATATCTTATAGGCAAAGACTGGACTACAGTGATGAACGAAGTGTGGACAAAGCCCGAGAATAACGAATATTACTTTAAGAAGGCACACGCTATTGCCTATGCCCAGGCGGTGGTTGTACAGATGAATTTAATCTGTGAAGGTATCAGTTACGGGTTTAGTTAACGCTTCCTGACTAACTGTATTACCTTGCGCTTTACACGCTTAATTGAAATGTTGTGAAGATTTATAGTGGGTCCAAAAACTACAGTTACGTCCTTGGTATTCATTGTTATTACAGAGTATTTGAATGGCTCCATTTCCACTTTTAGGAAGATATTAATAGGAATAGTCCTATTACTTTCCCACCACCACGCTTCGCCCAGCCCTAAGAATCCCTTACGATCATCCTCGGTTTTTAGTGCCTCGTAGTTGTACAGACTAGTTACGTACTGGTCTTGATTGATAATAATGCCCACGTATTCTAACCCGCCGTAGTGAACTACTGAGATGAAGGGGAAGTTGTCTCTGATGTCTTCCGTTAATTTTACCATAAATACTGTTATAACCTTAGTAAGAGAAATTAAGCCAATGCAAAAAATTCAATTTTATTTAGTACCAAATAAAATCACTGTTACTACAGATAGAGTAGGATTTAACACGGAGTATAGACAAGTGTACCAACGACAATTAAAATTATACAAGGGTATTGATAATACCATACAATTAGATGTTAGAAACTCAGAACAACGTAAGCAGACAGTGGTCGGACAAACGGCAGTGGTTAAGTTTTTCGACGCTGATCAAAAGAACTTGTTTACTGTCACAGCCGATGCAATTCCCAGTCAAATAGGACAGATGACGCTGACTATTAGTGGTAGCACAATCGCAGATATAGATCCGCAGATGTTACGCATGGCCGCATATCTAACAGACGGTGTAACACAGAACCCTATCTACATAGACGGACAATTTGAATTATTTGGCAATGTGGCATTACTTGACGGGTACAACGATAAACTTGGATTTGGCGAGATTGTAGACGTGGCCAAAGTGTTTAACTTCGAATTTGACCGTCAACAATTTTTAAGCGAGATGGTTACGTTTGGAACTTACTTAAATGACGACTACAGTACTGCATTAGACAGTTCAGTAATTGGCAGTGTGGAAATTGAAGTAATACCCGATGCCACTGATCCATTTAACGGATTCGTTAACATTTATGCAACCGCAGATAAAAGTACTGCATCCAGTGTGACATGGAAATTAATCGACACAGTAGAAGTAGTTAACTCGACCAGTGTGACTAAAGTCGTTGAGAACACAGGTTACAGATATATGAGATTTGGTTACAACAAATCCAGTAGCAGTAGCACAGCCACTTTCGATATAGAAAAATTGGGTAGCACTTATACTATCGTTGCCATTCCTGATGGCGGCAGACAGTATGACATCGGTGACAAGATTAAAGTATTGGGCACATCTTTAGGCGGCACCAGTCCAGCCAATGATGCTATCATTACTGTAACGGCCATACAAGGACCAATATACGGTTCCTTACCAAGTTACACACGCAGTATCCTTGCCGCATCCATTAGAGGTGATGCAAGTTTGGCCACAGCAGACAGAACATATTCTGGTGTCGCTGGAATAGGTTTTACCGGAAAAGTTGACAAAGTCATCGTAAGAAACTAAACTATACTATATGAGTATAGGCGAGATAATCTATTCGTACCTCCCCGCAAAACGTAAACAAACACCCAGTGGTTGGGTAAAGTTTAATGCTATATGTTGCCATCACAATGGCACATCAGCAGACAATCGTGCTCGCGGTGGTATGATCCAAAATGGTGACGGACTAAGTTATCATTGTTTTAACTGTGGCTTCAAAGCCAGTTATCAACCTGGACGACACCTTACTCGTAAGATGCGCCAACTCTTAAGTTGGATGGGTGCGCCCGACGACGTCATCAATAAAATAACACTGGAAGCATTAAAGATTCAAAGCGACGAAACTGCTTTGGAGGCTGTGTCTATTCCTAAGTTTGAAGACAAGCCATTGCCCGAAGGCAGTTTAAAAATCAGCGAATGGCTCGAGTCTAGACAATCATTACCTGAACAATTAGAACAAGATTATGCTCGAGTAGTAGAGTATGTGATCAGCAGACACTTGGATCCCATGGCAGACTTTTATTGGTGTCCTATGCACGGACTCAGTGATAGACTAATCATACCATTTAGATTAGACGGACGTATTGTAGGGCATACTGCTCGCAAGGTCATAGAAGGCAAACCCAAGTACATATCGGATCAGACTCCCGGATATGTGTTTAACTTGGATCAGCAGACACAGGACAAAGAATTCGTAATAGTTGTCGAAGGTCCCGTGGACGCACTAAGTATTGATGCTGTTGCAATTCTCGGTGCAGAGATTATGGACAAGCAGGCTCTTCAGATCAATAGACTAGGGCGCAAGGTTATTGTTGTTCCAGACAGGGACGCAGATGGAAAACGCACAGTCGAACATGCTATTGCCAACAGATACAGTGTTAGTATGCCCAGTTGGCCCGAAGGCATCAAAGACGTCAACGATGCAGTTAAGAAGTTGGGTCGCTTACAGACTCTGTACAAGATTGTGTCTGAAACAGATGACACAGAATTAAAAATTAAATTAAAGGCAAAACAATGGTTCTTAAGTTAATTAATCGCATACGCGAATATTTTAAGGAAAAGGCACGCCGCAAGCGTGATCCTTTTATCTATAAATGATTCAGTGGGGAGTTAACGCACTCAATCACGGCAGTAGCCTTGCTGTGTTTAAGGATGGTCAATTACAGTCCTGGACCAATTCCCAACACGATGAATTTGATACTAACATCATAACATCAGCACTGCACTATGGCGCACCTGATAGAATCTTTTGGTATGAACGACCTTGGGTCAAGAAAGCCCGGCAGATTCGCGCAGGACAATATCGCACAGCCTTAGACATGAGTGTGCTACCCCGAAACTACTTGAACAAAATAAGAGTACACTATGCTCCAGTCACTTATACATCTCATCATGCGAGTCACGCAGCCGCAGGCTACTATACCAGTCCTTTTAATCATTGCGCTGTTGTGGTACTCGACGCCATAGGAGAGTTTGAATCGGCAACTATATGGAATTGCGTACACGGCGAAATGCGGAAAGTATGGAGTCGTAGTTATCCGCATAGTCTGGGATTATTCTACAGTGCGTTCACACAGATGATGGGACTTACTCCTATTCGTGACGAACACGTACTGCAACAGATGGCTGAGTTGGGCGACCCAACAAGATTCCGTAAAGACGTAAACAGTTACTTTGGTCCGGGCATTGTCAACCTTGCTTATAACTTTCATCG